TCCCTCTGCTTGAGCAGCTTCTAAAACACTAGCATCAAATTGACCATTGGCAAGTGCTACGGCAGTGTTTACTCTTCCTGCCGCTGTTGCTATCGCCGCAGTTGCTGTGTCTATACCTGAATCTACTAATGTAGCTGCTTCTGCTATTTCTGTCTTAGCAAGGTCAAGTTCTGCATTATCTAACCCAACTTCAGTAGCCATCTTATCTACCTCTGCGTTGGCAAGCCCTATTTCGGTAAGAGCACTATCAGCAGAAGAATTAATTATTGCAATTTCTGTATGAACATTATCTGCTATAGTAAGACACTCATCTATCTCAGCATTGACAGCTGTTAAAGCTGTCGTAATATCAGAATTGCCAAGTTTGCCACTCATATTCTGCTGTAATGCTTTTATAGCGGCATAAAGAGTGACGAGATATTCAGCTTCATTTGGAAAATTTGTAATTGTACTAAGGCTGCTTGCGTCTAAAGCTGAGCCTTGATTGTAAGTAGGGATTGAAACAAGCTTACCAGTACCGGTAGGAAATATAGTTACAAGAGCATCCTGTATATAAAAGGCCGGGTCTGTAGACGTAGCATACTGCATATCTGAAGAGTCCTGTATTCTGCCCCGATATCTTGCTGGTATCCTTCTGCAGGGCTGGTCTATCGCACCATCATTCCTCATAACATGAAGTATCTTACTACCCTCAGAAGTGGTGGTGTTAGTAAAAGAGGTTTCTTCCGCTACTCGCTCCTGCATAGAGCGCGGCATGGCATTAATAACCTCATTGGCCCCTTCAGTAATAAATGAGTCTAAAGCAGTCTCATCACTAAATGTACCAACCAAATCAACCACCTGAGCACTAAACGTTGCCACGGACTTCACCTCCTCTTGATTCTATGTCTTCTCCCATAGTCGTTACCTGAAAATCAATCTGGTCTTTCCTAATAGCCGTAGCAAACCCCGCTTCTCTTATTATGACAGCAGGAGCATACAAAGGCTCATTGGCCCTCTTACCGCAAACGCGGCAATAGAACCAGCCCTCTGAGTTGTCTTTACTACAATGCTGACAGGACATTAAGCCCCACCAACCACCATAGTTAGTATTCTGTCACCATTTAACTGGGTATGCGTAATAGATAGAACTTTATTATTAGTTGAATCTAAAGTGTCAACGTAATCTTTTATATCCCTTGCCATTGTTCCAGCGGCACCAGTCTCAATACCGGGGTTACCCGGATGAATGAATACTTGTACTTTTACATTACTATATACAGCCATGTTGTCTCCAATTTTTTAAATTCTTAGGATATTCGGGGGCTAACTTTTATTGAAAGCCCCCACAGAATCCAAATCTGTTTACCCTTATTTATTCGGGTTATGAAGTAGTAACAGCGTTATCAATACCAGATAAACACTCTACAACCCACTCGTCTCCAGCAGCCATCATATCAATATAATCGCCCTTTTGAGCACTCGTTCCAATTACAATATTGGAAATTTGAGTACCTACGGTTGAGTTAGAAGCATTACCTCCAGCATCTTTCATTACCATACTAACAATGGCACTACCGGCTGCTATTGTAATAGCACCAGTTGGCGTTTCTTCACTAACTACGAATTTATAGTATACCCCATCTTCTAAGGAAGTTGGGAGCGTGACAGAATAGGCTCCGCCAGCGGAATCAAGCATAAATACTTTTCCACTATCGTCGTTTGTTAATGTTCTAGCTACGGTAACGTTTTCAACTTTTTTCTTTACTCCAGCGGATACGCCACTATTTTGTTCTAAAAAAGCACTTCTCATTATTCATACCTCCTATTAATTAGACTCAAAGTTAAATAGAGCATGAGCTTCAGGAAGAGAAACTTCAAGACCTGCTTCGGTAAGAACCATGTCTTTGCGTAAATCTTCATCTGCTGACTGTACATTCGTTTGAATGTGCGTGTCTCTATTTACCCCATTGCCGATAAGAGGACGATAAGCTACATTATCAAGGTCAACTAAACACATATATGGCGATGCAAAGCCTCTGAATAGAGGTTCTTTTACTAACGTCAAATCACCGTGAATGGTTTCAACCTTCATCACTTTATGCCCATAAGAACCACTCGCTTGCGACATCATTGGATTCGCAGCAGAGTAAGCGCTTGATAGGAAAGTAGACGAGCTTGCCATCTTGTTAAAGAATGAAATAACAGGAAGTGAACAAAGCGCAAGCTTTGATGAACTACCACCACGAGCCGGGTCAAAAATCACTTCAAGGTCTTTAAGGATAACATCGTAAGTTGTTTCAGCATCTGTACGAGTAGTAAAGTAACCTTTGTCTTCAGTGTATGATACCTGAGCTGATGCTCCGGTAATCTGAGACTGTGAGTTTTTGATAATGTGACCAACAATACCATCGGTATAGTTGATACCATTTTGACTTGCGGAGTGACCAAAAAGCATTGCTCTTTCGATATCCACTTTGTGTTCGCGAAGTTTCAGATTCCAAATTCTGTCCCACTCACTAGCATAGCCGCGGTAAACCGTAGCCCTTGCAGTATTAGTAAGTTCACAGGCTGTCTTAAATATTTGACAATACCCATTACCATTATCTAATTCACGAGACCAAGAATCTGGGGAACCTGAACCCTCTTCAAATGCACTTCCAATGACTGTACACTTTTCACCATCAACAACAGCAGTAGTACTGCCAGTTGCTGCGGAAATTGTACGACCAGTAAAGGTGGTTTCTGTGCTTCCAGCGACAGGAGCAGACTCAACCCGAACAATAGCTGTCTCGGGTTCATTCGTGCTCGCATTTTTTTCGCCAACTGCAAATACCATGCCTTTAATAATCCAATCAGGAGCCGCACCTGCACCGTCATCAACGGTGTAAGTTAACGTGCTGCCTGCGGCTGGAACAGTATGAGATGCATCAAGTGCAAAACTTCTATCCGCCATTTGGATTTTATTCCGGTCTTTTAACCATCGGAACTGCGGGTCGTCCGTTGGAACTTTAGCAACCTTAGATAGGTAAACGAAAAATGGAGATTCATCAGGAGCTAAATCAGCGATTCTATCACTGAAATTATATAGTCTTCTTGATGGTACTACACTATCAATTACCGCACCGGGGTCACCAAACTTCAACGGGCCGGGATTATTATATGTTGCCATATTATATATCCTTCCTCAGTTTATTGTTTAAAGTATGCTATTACGACTACCAGCGTTTACAATGTTATCCCACACCTTATTTTCTTCAGATTTGGGGGAACTTGGAGAACCTCCTTGGAGGACTCCAGCTGTACGCGGCTGGTTTTGAGCGGCTCTCACCGCTTCTGCCGTTTCAGGGGCGTTACCTTTTTTATTAACGTCCCTATATAGCTTTACCAGATTCGATAAGCCAACTTGTTCTTTAGGCTGCGTAACAAAACCCATAAACTCTTGAACATCATTGTCCGAAAACTTATATGTGTTGCGTAACTCATTCACAGTATTGTTGTATGTTATCTCCTCTGTCATTTGTCGTTTCTGCTCACCCAACGCATTATTCACCACATTATTCATCAGCTGAACATCTTGGTTCATTCTGAATTTAAATGATGGTGATTCTGAATTATAGTAAGCATCCCAAGGGTTAAAATCCTCAGCAGGTAAACCTTGCTGAGCTTCTTGCTGCGGCTGTTGCTGTGGTTGTCCATTTATGTTTTTCTGTAAGACTTCAACGAGGTCAGGTCTTGATTCTAATAAATCCCCCAGAGGTTCTAGCTTTCTAAGCTTGTCGTTTTCTGCTTGGGTTCTATCGTACATTGACTGAAACTTGCGGGCTTCGACTTCCCACTCATTCTCTGGAATCACTTCCTGTTGTACCTCAACTTCTGGAGCTGAAAAATCAACCGTCTCTTGCGATTCGGAAGACTCTGTATGTTCTCCATCCACTTCTGCTCTTACTTCTCCAACTATATCTGGGCCACCGTCAACTAAACCATCAGCTACGGGTAGGGCCTCTGTCTGTGTATTGTCCATTTTGTCTCCTTTAGATGTCTCTAAGCTTCTGGAGCTGAACTAGCATCTGCTCTAACATTTGCTAATTTCTCCGCTTCGAGCTTCACCTTTGTTTGTAGATTATTTAACTGAACTCTTCTGTCAGCTTTGGCGTCTGATGCAACATCTGCGAGTCGAGATTTAAATTTCTCAACCTCAACCCGTTTTCTATCGTGCACAGACTCCCTTTGGGCAGTCTGGAGGTCTCCCTCCAAATTCTTTATTTTCTCATCCATAGCCTGAACCTGCTGCATGAGTTGATTCTTCTCATCGGTTCGGCGTAGGATAGCTTCTTTATCAAATATTTCTGGATTCTTTTTCAACACTTCTACTTTATCTACAATACCCATCTGGTAAGCCTCCATGTAAACACCAAGCTCTGCCCACTTATTGGTCGGCAATGTAGAACCCGGCTCAATGCGTACATCGTGTTGTCCTAAATTATGTCGTTCTTTTTTAATATCTAAGATGGCGCCTGTCTTGTCATCGTAATAATTAACCATAGCTTCGGTCATATCATTATTGGCGCTATTTAAACGGAACATCTTCTTATAAGTATAATGACCTTTAGCTAAATTATATAACACCTGTCCAAGTCTATTGATACTAAATTCAATATCTCTTAGTTTAGACTTAGGTCTTTCACTACCAAGAGCAATCATTCTCTCGGTACCCTTTACTGTCTCTGGCGCCTTATCTGCAAAGCCGTGCATCATCTCCGGTAAACCAAAAGTAAAGTCAATATAAAACTCACACTGCTGAATTAGCTTATAGAACTCTCCAGCTAATGGCTGCGGGGCTGGGAAATGTGGCTCTCCCTGTGTAGAATCTATTTCTATAACCGCATTGGGGTTAGCCCAGTCTCTTTCTAACTGTCCTATATCTTCCACACTGCCTAAAGGCACCAATAGTTTTAATCCACCCGAGGCTTGAGCGTGGGAAAGAGCCAGCGACCAAAGCTTATTAAGTAAGCGCTGCATTGGTCTGGCGCGAGACACATCTGATTTTGGATAGGGTGTCTCTGTAAAAATATTTGGAAGCGGAACAATTGGATATTGGTCGGTATTTAATACTGATTCATATAAAACAATTTGACCAATAGAAGCACACACTTTAACCCGTGTTTGTTTAACCGGTATAACCTCATACTGATTTGCCTCTACCTGCTCCTTGTTATTCTCTATAAATTCTTGATACTCCTCGTCGATAAATATAACTTCTTCGCCAGTCTGCATATCAATAACACGGTAAAAATCAACCTTAATTTTATAGAACCTCTCTAAGATTTGATATTTCTGTCTTTCAAAATAATCTAAATCCTGAGCTTCTGCTGGGGTGAAGACCTTCTTACTGTTGTTATTCATTGCACCGGGAT